TGCCAACAGGGAAGCCGTTTGTAGTTGCGTCAGCGCCAGTAGCGGTAACAATTTCAATGTAGCCTGTAGATTTGACGTATACCAAACTTCCGTTATAGACGTTTGTGCCATATCCAGCAGGATCGAATAGGAACGAGCGAGTGCTACCTGCGTAAGGTAGGCCACCCAACTCATTCACGGCTTTTAAGCCGTAGGGAGAAGCTGTAGATGCCATTTAAGGACTCCTATTATTTAAGACCTGAACCAAACCCACCACGCGTTATCGAGGACTTGCGTTCTGAAAACAACGGCATACGTGGGTCATTTTGACGTAAAAACGTGTTATCCACCGACTCCATCTGAGTTCTTGCTTGGTCGTTGTAATAGTCTGACATAGCTTCGACGCGATCGGACGACATTTTGCAAAGCATCAGCCCACCAATTTCGACGTTACCTGTCTTCTCATTACCTACCAGCATTAGCTCTGGATGGTCATCTGCTTTCACCGGTACCCAACCATCGCGCAACTTACGAGACACGTTAGTAGGGTCACTCTGGCCTAGTACATGCGTCGCAATCCAGCGATACGTGTATCCGGGTTCGGGTGTTGGATCGGGCAAAGTGCTCGAGGGGACATACACAGCGCGCACATTTTTGTCGCGGGAAGAAAGATCACGAGATTCACGGGTTGCCATATTAAGACTCCAATTTTGCTACTTGAGCAGCATACTGCTGCGGGGTTAATCCAAATTTCTTAGCCAGCGCTGCCGCTGTATTCGTAATTTGAACCTTCTTTGCTCCTGACGAACGAGTCGCCGGAGCGACCACAGATGCAGGACGCTTGGTGCCTTCGGTTTGGCTTCTCCCAAAAACTTCAGGGAACTTACCTCTTACGCGAGCATCAATCTGCTCGAAATACTCATCACTACGCGGGTTCATACCCGAATTCACTAGCTTCTGGTGCAGCCCTAGTGAGTAGCTGGTTAGTTCTTCAAATCCCGGAGTCCCGAACCACTGGTTTTTTGCCTGCCAGCGCAGTGTCTTTTCGTCGGGTTGCACCACTTCTGGTGCCGGTTGTTGCGTTTGTACACTATCGCTGTACGTTTGTAAAGGGGCTGGGCGAAAATTCTTTGCAGCCTCTAAACGGAACTTTGCGTCTGTCATCGCTTCTTGGGCTGCAATGATAGCATCGGTGTCAAAAGCCTCTTGCGCTTCCTTGAATTGACGGCGGGCTGCGGCCATTTCCGCTTCCGCACTTGTCAATGAGCTAGCTGCAATGTGCTTAGTGCCGTCTTCCACGAACCCTTTTAGGCGTTTGTTTTCGTGGAGCAAGTTCTGGGTGAACCGTTCTAGCTCTTCTTTTTCCCGAAGTGTTGCTTCTTTGACACGGCGCTCGTCGTGTCGGGCATGGGTCAGTTCCGTAATCCGCTTCTTAACCTTGTCCGAATAGGACTCGATTTCTTCGTCGGTCGGGTCAGCTACTTCACGGTCAAGTGGCTTACGCCCTTGGTCGCGCTGGGGGGTGTCATCGACAATTTCAACTTCGATTTCGGTGTCTTTACCGCCAATCTCGATTTCAATGTTGCCGTCTTCTAGCTCATCTGGAAATTTAAAATCAGACATGTGTGATTCCTCTCGGGTCTTGGACTACGCCTTCGATCTGGTCGTCATTGATGAACCGCATTTCTTTGCCGTACATCTTGAAGCGGGTCCCTGTGTATGTACGCGTCATTACAAAATCTCCCGCCTTGCACCAAGGTCCGTTGGGGAATTTCTCTTTGTCGTTGTACGCATCTGGGCCAACTTTGACTACAAACAGCACGGATGTTGTCTGCTCTTCACGACGCATGATGTCGGAAGCCTTCACGAGGTTAGTACCCTCGATCGTCTCGGATACGTCAGGAACCACGCACAACAGCTTGTAACCCGCAGGTTCCGGTAGCTGGCTTGCTTTTTCCTCGTTTGTCGCATCTTCAGCAGGCGTTTCCGCTGGCTGAATAGTTTGCGGGAGTGTTATTCCCGGAGGCAAGATAAGGTCACTCATCTGTTTCAACTTTCTTTAGCAGGGTCAGCAGGTAGGACTCTGCGGTGGCTAGACCCTGAATAACACCGCAAAGTTTTTGATACTCTTCATAGTTACGACAAGCCCCACCAGCTATGTCGTCAGCATAATTGTTCATGTCCGTGCGTATTTGTTCGCGCAATACGCTTGCGAATTTTTGGAGCATTTTTATTCCGTTGGTTTAGGTTGTTGAAGCGACTGCACAGCAGTCAGGGCTTGATCGCGTTTGTCTTTAGCGATCTGTGCGCCGAGTTTGATCCCGGCGTGTTCTTGGTCGAAGGTCTGCTTTTGGTTGCTTTCCTTGATTTGGGCACCAATCTGCGTACCTTTTAGCTGCATGTCGGCCTCGAGCTGATCGCGTTTGAGCTGATTTGCATCAGCTTTTCCTGCGGCATCTGTAACAAAACGCTTTTCTTCCAGTTGAAGTTTGGCTTGTTCGATCTGGTACTTCTGGTTAACTTCCTGAGATTTAATCTGCAACTCGCCCTGTTTAATCTGGAGTTCCTGCTGCTGCATGATGACCAGTGGGTCTTGCGCTTGCTGCTGAGCTTGTTGCTGAGCCGCTTGCTGTTGGTTCATCTGCAGTGCCTGTTGCGCCGCCTGTGCAAGCATTCCTGATAGCGCATTCTCGATTTCTGGGGTCAATTCTGCGTCTTCGGCCGGTAGGGGCATACCCATCTGCTCTTCGATCTGTTTGCGGTACATATAACCCGTATGCTCGGCAACGTGGGCCATCAAAGCAGCCGAAATGACCGGAGCCTTGGGGTTTTGCCCGATATTGGCCGCAATCGTGGGGTCCTGCATCATTGACATGTGCACCGCAATGTGCGCTCTGTGGTCTTGGTTCAGGAACGCTTTAACGGGCTCGCCCTTCAAAATCGCCATATTCTCAGACACGGGGTCTTTAGGTTTCTGGTCTTCTGGCAGGGGTACGAGCTTGTCGGCGTTCTTAATTCCCAAAATCTCCAGCATGTTGCGGTGTAGCTTGGGCATGTTGTAAATGTCTGGAGCCGACTGCGCCATCTGCATAACCGCTTGGTACTGAACCACGCGCTGGCTCATGGTGGCCGCATTAGGGTCGCTGACGGGGATTACGTCCACATGGTCGTAGTCAGACTTCTTGACGCTTGGAACGCCTGTATCGGGCTCGTAGTCGTAGTCATCATCGGTGTAGTCCCGAATAATGACCGCCAGAAGGCGCAACTCTTGTTTGAAGCTGTAGTGCAGGCGGGCTTGTACGGCCGACATCACCTTTAACTGGCGCTCCAACAGGGCCAAAGTGGTACCCACAGGGGCTTGGCCGGACATGTCGCTGATCTTCATATCCGCTGTAGATGCGAACCTGCGGCCCTCTTCTACGATGTTGCCAAGCAGCGTGTATAACACTTGACTTGGTTCTTTGTACGGCAGTGGCAGGATGTTGTCCCGCAGTGCGCCAGAGCCAATATCTACATCGCGGAATTCGCCGGGTGCAATCGGTGTATCGTCACCTTTAATGCGGAGCCCCCTTGATTTAAGCCCGCCCGGTAGGTTTGAGAGAGTTCCTGCATCGACAAGCTGGCGCATGATGCTGGTTGCGGACTTAGCGAAGCCACCAATAAGGTGAAACAAGCCGAAGCCATACGCTCCGAATCCGGGGATGTATTGGTAATGGACAAAATGCTGCCTTTTCAGTTTAAGTTTGTCGTCTTCCAACCAATTCCGGCGGATTGCCAAAATGTCGTTGGAACCCTTAATCATCGTCACTACGTACGGCAGCGCGATGCCTGTTGCTTCCCCTTCGTCATCCTCGGAGTCGCCCAGCCCTTCGATGTCCAAGTCTACGTGGCACTCGTAGATCGTGAACCGATCGTCATTCATATCGCTAAAGCCGGTCTCTTTGTCCTTGGCTTTTTGGATGTCAGTGGATTCTTTGTTGGTGTCGGGCAGGTCAATGTCTAAGTAGAACCCCGCCTTTTGTAGTTTCACAATCTCGTTCTTGGTCTTGCGCATAACGTGGGTGATGCGGTAGCAAGTGTCCAAGTCGGTCGTACCGTAGGGGAGAATGATGTCTTCTGCTGGGATGAACATCGAAACTTGGCGGTCCAAGCTCGGGTCGAAGTACACCTTCTTGAACGCCGAGCCCGTGGCCGGTAGGCTCCACAGCATGCGTTCTTGCTCAGGGCGGAACTCGCGCATGACTTCTGTCAGTTCGTAGTTCATGTCAGCTTCGACACGCACCGCTGCCTCTGTCTTCGCTGGAGTTTCTTTACCGATGATCTTTGTACGTACAGGGCCCGCTGCGGGGAACATCTCGGTAATGGTTTCTGACTGGAATCTTACAACTGCCTCGGTAATCATGGGGTGGAACACGCCCGATGCGCCTGACCAAGGCTCTGTGCGCTCTTCGTACTGGAGTCCGAGCAGCTTCAAACCTTCGGTGTACGCCTTCTCCCAATCTTTGCGGGAGCTTTTGTCGTTGTCAATGTCGCCTGACAGC